GGACTTATAGCAATAGACATTGATGACAAAGACCAGACGAGGCCGATTATTGACATCAAAGAACAGTTAAAAGAAATACCTGAACTTTTCGCCTTACATTTTTCATTAGGTGGCAAGGGGTTAGCCGCTTATTTTCGCATTAACAAAGCAAAACATTTCGAGAGTTTTGAGGCTATTACGAAAATGCTCATTAACGATTATGGTATCGTTCCCGATATGCACTGTTCAAACATCGGGCGGTTGCGGTTTGTAAGTTATGATCCCGAATGTCATTTAAACTTCGGGGCATCGGTTTGGAATTATTTCGAGTCTAAAGAAAATCGAATAAGTAATAACGAGGTTAAATATTCGAATGTCATCTTTAGCGAACATGACATTAACTACATTTTAGGGCAGATTAAAGACCGTCATTTAAACATCGCGCCGGATTATTATAGTTGGCTCAGGATCGGTTTTGGACTTGCTGACAAGCTCGGCGACCAGGGACGGGATGTATTTAACTTAATTTCTTCTTATTATTCAGGTAAACAGAAAATAGATAGTAACAAGCAATATGACCGTTGTCTAAAAGCTGGCAAATCAGGCATAACAATCAAGACATTTTTTTACTACGCCAAACAAGCCGGCTGTAATTTAACCTCTGAACGATCCAAGAAAATTATTACAATCGGAAAGCTTCGCCGCAAGCAAGAACAGTCTTCCGGATCGGGGGCTATCGTTAACGGTCGCTCCGATGCCAGGCAATACCTCGAGGACTTTGAAGGCATATCCGGCAAAGACGTGGATGATATATTGGAGCAGGTCTGGCGGGCTCCGGCCTCTGAGCTCGCCAGTGAGGAAGGGGTGTTATACGATATTGAACTTTTTTTAAAGTCTAACTATAAGTTTAGGCTTAATGAGATAACGCAAAAGATAGAAGTTAATGACAAGGCAATGAATGATTATCTTTTTAATTCCATTTACCTTGCCGCTAAGAAAGTTGTCGAAAAATCGAATAAAGAGGTAGTATACGATTTATTAAATAGTGATTTTACACCGGTTTATAATCCCATACTTGAATGGTTTCAAAAAAATAAACATATACAAACAACCGGTAATATAGCAAAGTTAGCGTCTTGTATACAATCAGACATAAATTTAAAGGATGCAAAATTTATTGAATATTTTTTAGAAAAATGGTTAATATCAATAGTAGCCAGCGCACATGGTATTTATTCGATCCTTTGTATGGTTTTGACTGGTCAAGAACACGGAACCGGGAAAAGTAATTTTTTTAGAAGGTTATTACCTGAAAATTTACGATGGGCATTTGCTACAGATACTTTAGATGGTAGTAATAAAGATATTGGGATAATGATGAGTAGTAAACTTATCATCATGGATGATGAGTTTGGTGGAAAATCAAAAGCAGATGAACGAAAATTTAAGGGACTTACAAGTACTGAAATAATATCTATGCGTCCACCTTACGGGAGGTATATTGATGACAAAATAAGGGTTGCTGTCCTTTGTGGAACAACAAATGAAGAAAAGGTTTTAAATGACTTGTCTGGCAATAGGCGAATAATACCTATACAAGTAAATCTTATAGATCAAAGGATTTATGATGAGGTTGATAAAACAGAATTGTTTGTAGAACTATACCACAAATTTAGGGCAAATCCACAAGGATGGTTTATAAATCATGAAGATATAATAAGATTAAAAGAAGTTTGTGGCGAAGCTAACCAAGTGAGTGCCGAAATGGAGTTGCCGTTAAAATATTTTGGTAAGTCTAATAAAAGTAATCCTTCTGCTGTTTTTATGTCATCAAGTGAAATGCGTTCGATCATGGAGAAAAACTCAGGTATACGTCTATCACAACAAAAATTAAGTATAGCATTAAAAAACATAGGTTATGATTATGACATAAAGCGAATCAACGGGGTTTTGTGTCGTGGTTTTTGGGTTATTGATAGAACCAATTCAAGTACAACACCTTATGAAGATGATGAAAAAACAATTGATAAATTACCATTTTGAAACATGTGTTGCAACTACTTTTTTGAAGTTGTAACATTCGAAAAGCTTATGAATATTGATCTCAACCCTATGTTACAACTGTTACAACTATATATTTAAAATATTATATATATATATACAATAGATAGAAAGGGTATAACAAAGGGCGTTTCGTAGATAAAAACATGGCGTTCGTCGATTCGTAGATAAAAACACGGCGTTCATTTTTTCAACAAAATATTTCTCCGGCAAAGTTGTTGGAAAATCGAAAAAAAGCGTAAAAGTTGTAACAAACGGCTGTAAATATCATAATTTTAAATAGTTATCTGCTACCGCAAGTTGCAACATAAGGTTGTAACAAAATCCATTTTTTGGCAAATGATCTCACTTCGTTTATATCAGCAACAAATTATATCAGACATTCGCTCCCGAATGGTGCAGGGGCATACTAATATTGTAGCTCAGTCTGCGACTGGAAGCGGTAAAACGGTAATTTTCAGCTATATGGTTAAAGAGGCTTCGCAGCGTGGTAAAAAATGTATGATCCTAACGCACCGATCAGAGCTTTTGACCCAGGCGGGAGGAACTTTTGACCGCATAGGACTTCCGTACGAAAATATTACAGCCGATACCCGTTCAATACCAAACGCAAAAGTTTTGATCTGCATGGTAGAGACGTTAAAGCGCAGGGTAAAAAATAGGCTTGATTTTACTATGCTAATGAAGCAGATTGATTTATTGATAGTTGACGAGGCGCATTTGGCTAACCACGCTCCAGTCTTTGAGTTTTTGAAACCCGAATGTTATGTGATAGGATTCTCTGCTACACCAATTTCAGCTAACTCAAAAAAACCGCTAAGTGACTATTACACCTCCCTGGTCGCCGGTCCAAGTATAAGCAGCCTAATCCAAGACGGATTTCTCTCAAAGCCTAAATATTTCGGTGTAAGCGTTGACTTGAGCAAAATAAAAATGAAAGCAGGAGAATTTGATGAACGTGACCAGGAAAAAGTTTTTTTAGAAACGAAAGTTTTCGAGGGGCTTAAAGAAAATTTAGAGATGCACGCAAAAGGATTAAAGACAATGATATTCTGCCCTTCGGTCGCCAGCTCCAAACAGGTAGCGCATGACTTAAAGTGTTTACATGTTGACGGGACAATGTCAAGCGAAGAACGGGACAAAATATTAACACAATTTGAAAACAAGCCAGGATCGGTAATTTCTAATTGCGCAATCACGACAATGGGATATGATCACCCGGGTATAGAGTGTGTGGTACTTTACAGGGCTACTACTTCACTGCCTCTGATGTTACAAATGATCGGACGTGGGAGTCGTATTACACCTACTAAGTCTCAGTTCACAATCTTGGATTTCGGTATGAATATTCAGCGTCATGGATTTTGGGAAATAGAGCGCATCTGGTCGTTAAACCCACCTAAGAAAGCTAAAAAGAGCAAAGATTCCTTTCCGATAAAATTTTGCCCATCGTGCGGGGCTATTGTAGGGGTCAATAATAAGGTTTGCCCCGAATGCGGATACGTTTGGCAGCAGACAGAAAAAGAACGGGTATTTGTCGAATTACAAGAGCTACGTTACAACGAAGTAGAAAATAGGATGAACAGTTCAACTATTGAAGAGATGGAAGCGCTACGGGTAGCAAAAGGGTATAAAATTGGCTTTGTCCTGCATCGCTTTAAAACCATAGAACAGTTTGAGCAGTATGGTAAGTTTAAAAATTACCATCCTAAATGGGCGGAGATACAAGCGAAAAGATATTTGCATTTGTAAAATAATTACATTATATTTGTAAAATAATTACATAAACATGAACGCTAAAAAAACTATTACCATCACCCTGGACCCAGAGAACCAGGAAAAAGCTAAAGAGCTTAGTAAAAAAATCCTGGGACGTAAGAATATATCCGGTCTCTTTGCTTACTGGATAAATAAATTTTGGAACGAACATGAATGAATCCGAAGCACGTATAATCCAATCCTGCTATATCTGGCATCATAACACCTACCCAGAAAAACGCGGGTTGTTCTTTAAAATAAAGAACGAAGGTACTAACAGGATCACGGGAGCAAGGGACAAAGCTACGGGAGTTATTCCAGGCGTGGCCGACACGTGTTTAATCCATGAAGGAAAAGCATATTTCTTTGAATTTAAAACTCCCACCGGAATACAGTCACCAGTACAAAAATCCTGGGAGAAAACTATAAAGACTGCCGGTGCTGAATACTACATTGTAAGAAGTTTAGAGCTATTTCAAATTTTAATAACTGATATTTATGCCTGATCCTAAAACACGCCTCGTTTTTAAAGATATCGAAGTAACCAATGAAGGGTTACTAATACGTCAAGTTGAGATAATCGACATGGTAAGCGGTGAACATATTCGCCCCGCTAAACTGACAAAAGAACTGGCCTCATTTCTTGAGATTATCGAAATAGATACGGATCTTTATTTTGACACCATAAAACTTTGCGAAACAAATCCCGCACTAAAAACGCTTATTCGAACATTTTCACTTAATATTTAATCTTATGATCACACTTAAATTGAACTTAACACAGCTGAAACACGCACGTATGAAAACTCCTAAAGGAGCAGAAGTTATCGTTATCCCTATAACGGACAATTCACTATTTGTAGGTGAAAAAGGGATATATCTCGACATTGTAGGCTTTGAAATAAAGAACCCCGAAGCAGGCAAGGACACGCATTTGTTAAAACAGTCTTTTTCAAAAGAAAAACTTGCAGCTATGCCAGAGGATGTAAAGAAATCTCTGCCGATACTGGGCAATGCCCATATCACTACAGGGGGTGGACATTTTGAACCGGAGCCAAAAGACATGAACAACGGCCAGGTGGCTGAAGGGCTTAATGACCTTCCTTTCTAAAAATAATTTCCGGCTGTCAAAAAAACTGGCAGCCGGAAATGGCTTTAAGGGAGTTGGACGGGTTGGATTTAAGATTTAAACTATGAAAATACTTAATTTATGGAAAAAGATTCAACATTATCAATTATGGACAAAATGGTCAAAGAGAATAATCAAGGCGTTATGTTATCAACGATTTTAACGGATGTTCGTTTTGTCAAACAAGGTGCTATTATAGGCTTCGGAGTTCCTGACGAAATTGGAAAAGATGCAAATACTCAAACTATAATCGGCAGTTCAGATTATATGTTTATGTGCTTTGCTGTAAAAAAATCAGAACTCGAAAAGTACCGGGCTGCGAAAACGATTATTTAAACAACAAAACACCACGAAATCCCAAATTGGGTATACCGTGTGTTGTGTGCATGTAGCTTCCAGTTCAGTTCAATCGAAGTACGAACACTTTTTTATTTAATTTTTAGGGAGGATTTTTATGTATTTAAGACCAGACGGAAACTTTTTATTAAACGAAGATTGTTTAAGCCAATACCATAAAGATATTGAAAAAGGCAGCATACGTAGTTAAATCAATTGAACCTATTAAATCAATTATATGAAAATACTCATTCAACTTGAATATCAGCCTTTAAACCTGACGTTTGTCACTATTTTGAAGATAGTCAAATCCTTAGGAATTAAATTCAAGATTCTAAAAATAGAATGTGATAAGAAAGCGGAATCCCATATCTCACGAAAGATATATTCAATCTCTTACATCAAGTCAATCGTTAGTTCCCAAACCGGGATGTCAGAACATGAAATAATACGTGAAACCCGAAAACGGCCTAACGTTGAAAATAGGCAGATAGGAATGGCCTTGAGCAAGGAGCTAACAGATAAAAGACTTTCGGATATAGGTGATGAATTTGGCTTTAAAGATCACGCGACGGTGATTCATGCGATAAAAACCGTTGAAAATCTTCGGGCAACTAATAGGATATTCAGGGCAAAATTTGATAAGATAAGGGAGGCGATATGATACCATCAATGATATTTGTTGTTTATAGCTGTGATCTGATTGAATGTTCAGGAGGACACCCTTTAGAAAAATAAATTAAAAAATATGTACATGAATATAAGTTTATAAATATAATTTTATATATTTGTACAAAATATTAAAGTATGAAAACAGAAGTTCAGATGAAGCGAGAATTATTCGGAATTGAAATATCTCAAAAGAGTAAAAGTGAAATGTTTAGTGCTACTGATTTAGTAAAGGCTGGTACTAAATGGAGATTGGCAAATAATTTATCAGAATTCAATATGACTGCATATTTTGATAAAAAAAGTACCAAAGAATTTATGAATGAGTTAAGTGTAAAATATGGAGAAATATTAATTAAAGGAAGAGGTAGGAATTCTCAAACATGGGTTCATCCATTGTTATTTATAGATATGGCGTTAGAAATAAGCCCTAAATTAAAAATAGAAGTTTATGAATGGCTTTTTGATAATTTAATCAAATATCGTAATGATTCTGGAGACTCTTTTAAAGAAATGGCTGCTGCAATATGGCAGAGATGTTCAAATGTCAGGGAATTCCCTAAAATAATATCAAACATAGCCTTAACTGTAAAAGATTGTTGCAATGTAAGAGATTGGGAACACGCCTCAGAATATCAACTTATTAAAAGAGATAAGATACATAATGCCATAAAATTACTTACTAGGGTATTACAAAATTTAGATCAAATTATCAGAATAGCTATTGAAGAAAATAAATAATTAAATAAACCATTATGAAAAAGACAGAACGAGAAAACAGAATTATCGCCAGAGGCGAAGTGTCCGGACATAGCCATATTATAACCGGAGAGTGTACTATCGAGAGAAATAAAGAAAGCGTTATAATTCACGCAGGCAAAAACTGTGCTATAAAGCACTTATTAGAACAGCCTTTTGTAGAAGAAGGTTTGGAGATATGGACTAAAGAACATAAAGACATACCCTTAAAAGAAGGCGAATCTTACGAATACATACAGCAAGTTGAATACGATCCCTATTCTAAATTAATTCAAACTGTAAAAGACTGATTTTTATGAAAATAGAAAAACTAACACCAGAGCAAGAAGCAAAAATACCTATATATTTAAAAAAGTATTATGACAAAGTGTATAATGCAAAAGACATAGATAAATCAAAATGCGAAGATAGTATAAATTATATCTATGAAAACTTTGGATATAAGAATCCTTTATTTTGGTATTGTGATTCACCTTTGCAAATGCAGATTGTAGCCAATTTATTCACAAATAAAGAAATGGCCAATCTCAGGGCCAATCTCAGGGACAATCTCAGGACCAATCTCATGGAAAATCTCGGGGAAAATCTCGGGGGCAATCTCGGGGAAAATCTCAGGACCAATCTCAGGACCAATCTCAGGACCAATCTCGGGGAAAATCTCGGGGAAAATCTCGGGGGCAATCTCGAGGCCAATCTCATGGAAAATCTCGGGGTTAATCTCTGGGCCAATCTCGGGGCCAATCTCGGGGACAATCTCTGGGGCAATCTCAGGGACAATCTCGGGGGCAATCTCGGGACCAATCTAAAATATATCACAACCGCATATTATGGTAATATATCCGATTATGGATGGACTTGTTTTTATGATTTTATAAATAACGAATTAATTCCATCTTATAACTTAGAATTATGGAATAAATGGAAATTATTGATAGCTTCAAACGTATATGACATAATACAATTGGACGGGTTATGTATTGTTTGCAGAATGCCAATAAAGGTAAATATTGACGATCAAAAAAGAATACATTCCGAAAACGAAGCTGCTGTAATATTTAAAGACGGATATGATGTTTATGCATGGCATGGATTAATTATCAATAAGGATTGGATTTTAAATAAAGAATCTTTAACTAAAGAGGTTTTTATTAATGAGAAGAACGCAGAAAAACGCAGATGCTTAAAAGAAATTTTAGGCAATAAACGAATAATAGAAATTTTAGATGTCGAGGTGATAGATGAAGATTTGGACGGGATGAATAATCCTATGAAACTATATCGCACAAAAACAAAAGATGAGTTACTCAACGATTATATTTATTTTCTAAATGTAGTAGACCCTTCTACAGAACGAGAATATTATCTATGTGTACCCGAGTGTAAAAATGTTTGGAGTGCAAAAAGCTGGACTTTTCATAATAAAAAGATTGAAATAAGGCACGGAGACGTCGCTTTACTGAATCTTAAAAAGGAGTTTGATAAACCTATATATGAAAGTTAAATGCAAATAAACGGTGGCGGTATGCGCTGAACGGGGATTATTAACAGATAAACTAAATACGATGAACGACACTTTGCAAACAGACACCTTATCCAACGAGAACGGAAGCGCCCCGTTTTGCGTATGACCGCGTGTTATACACCGCTTACTCATTTGGCTTTGTTTAATGGTATTGGTGGTTTTCAGTTGGCTGCTGATTGGGCTGGATGGGAAAATGTCGCTCACGTAGAAATAAACGACTGGTGTAATAAAGTTGTTAAACAACATTTTCCTAACTCTAAATGCTATACAGATATTAAAACTTTCGATGGTTTAGAATATGCAAACACAATTGATGTTATTTCAGGAGGCTTCCCCTGCCAACCATACAGCCTCGCAGGTAAACGGAAAGGCAAAGAAGATGAACGCCACTTATGGCCAGAAATGCTTAGAACAATACGGGAGGTTAAACCAAGGTACGTTGTGGGGGAGAATGTTTTTGGCTTACTTAATTGGGATGGGGGATTGGTATTCAACGAAGTGCAAGCTGACTTGGAAAATGAAGGGTACGAAATACAACCGTGTATACTTCCAGCTTGTGCCATCAACGCCCCCCACAGACGGGATAGAATTTGGTTTGTGGCCTACTCCAGACACAATACAACGAGGCCGACCAGAAATAGCGATACAAATGAAAGAAGCGAATTTACCACTTTACACCAGGAGGGACAAAGCTGGGAACGCAAGGCAATTTTCAATAATGGATTTTGCAATATACAAGGGATTGATACCAACAACGACAACCAGAGATTACAAAGGAGCGAGGAGCAAAGAAGCATTGGAGAAAGCTGGCCGAAACGAAACAAACAGCTTACCAGATTTTTTCAGCCAAACTGGGAAAACTTCCCAACTCAATCCCCAATTTGTGGAGGAAATGATGGGATTCCCAATAGGATGGACAGAATTAAAGGACTTGGAAACGCAATAGTGCCACAAGTAGCCCTGCAAATTTTTAAAGCTATAAATATGCACGAGGCTTCTTTAAGTGGTGTATAACGTTAAATATATGGTTAGTGACGGATTTAAGACCACGAACCTATCAAATTAAAAACCTACCCAGCCGTTCCGGCTCGCACGGAAACTTTAAACCTTTAGATTTGCAAATCTCTAAAGGTTTTTTTATATTTGCAGTTAATTAACTTTTTATCATGGCTCAAGGCGCACCAAAAGGCAATGAATTTTGGAAATTACGTTCAAAACATGGACGTGATAAACTTTTTGCTACTCCTGAGCTATTTTGGCAGGCCGCTCTTGAATACTTCCAATGGAATGATAGATTTTCTTAAAGATGATGATAGTTCTGATATTTATTAGAAAAGGATGATTTTATTTTATTGCAAAAAATGTTAACTTTGGCTTTTAAATCAGGATTTAAAACACCTGGCAGAGCCTTTAGAAGATTTTTGGATATAATTGAAAATCATAAAGAAGAATTAAGAAAATAAACTACTATCAGAAAATAATTACTAATTTTGTTAAACAATTTAAAGCGTGGCAGTCGCATTCCTCCCACCCACTCTTCGGGATGAGTTGGTATCCTGCTCCAATTTTATGAAAAGAGGTAGAAAAACAGTTTATGATAAAGATAAAATTATCCCTAAAATTATTGAATATTGTAAAATGGGATTAACGGAAGCTCAAATGGCTTCTAATCTCGGAATTGTCATGTCCACGTTATCCTGTTGGAAGTTAAAATATAAAGAAATTTCGGAAACCTTAAAAGCTGGTAAAGAGGAAATTGATATACAAGTTGAAAATGCTCTTTTCAAACGGGCAACAGGATTTGAAACGGAAGAAACTACCACTATAGCAAAAAATTCTAGTAATTCACAAACAACTGAAATTCATAAAACAAAAAAACTGATACCACCAGACCCTACTTCAATGATTTTTTGGTTAAAAAACAGACAGCCTAAAAAATGGACTGATCGCAAGGAAATTACAGGAGCAAACGGGGAATCTTTGAGGCAAGTATTCATCATTGGCGACAAAGAAATAGAAATTTAAATGGATTCTATAAAAACGGAAATCTTATTTAAACCATTTTCCAAGCAACTTGAATTTTTAGAAGCTGTATTTTCTGAAAAGTACAGCTTTGTTCTTTACGGGGGAGCTATAAGAGGTGGTAAGACATACGCTTTATTAGGTTTATTTATTTTACTTTGCAAGATATATCCCGCTTCCCGGTGGGCTATTGTTAGGTGTGACCTTCCGACTATAAAAAGAAATTTATACCCATCCTGGGATAAGATAAAACCAATTAATTTTATCAAGCATCACGATAAAGAATTACATACTGTAACTTTTAATAATAATAGTCAGTTAATATTTTTCCCGGA